TTGCTGACAATTCTGACAACTAGTCACAGAACTTTGACACGTATCACATAACTGACAAATCAAACAAGAAGCAACTCCTTGTTGACATGTATCACATTGTTGACAAGAAGAACATTGTGTTGTATCACACAACTGACAAGTATCACAGTTCTGACATGTATCACAAGCCATTTTAATCTCCTAACTCACAAACATCACACTTCTCGCATACATCACAACGTTGACATGTGTTACATGTTTGACATGTATCACAAACGTTACAAGCTCCACATTGTTCATAACCTTGACATGTATTACACACTTGACATGCGTCACAAGCCTCACAAGTATTACATAATTCACAAGCATCACACGAAGCACACGAAACTCGAACCTGACAAGAATCGCAAGTATCACAAACAGCACATTTTTGCTGTGTTACGCACACTTGACAAGTATCACAAGAAGCACAAGACACTTGCTGTTGACAAGAATCACAAGTATCGCATAAATCACATTGTTGTCTAGTTACACATACTTGACAAGTATCACATGAAGCACAAGATACTTGTGACTGACATGTATTACAATTTTGACATGTATCACATAACTCACATCCAGAACATCCTTGAGCTGTATTACATACTTGACATGTATCACATGAATCACAAGTTGCATACAATTGCTGACATGTATTGCAACTTTGACAGGTATCACAAATTTCACATCCAGCACAGTCTTGTGCAGTTACACAACTTTGACAAGTATCACATGAAGCACAAGAAACCCAACTTTCACATATATCGCAACTCTGACAACCATAACAACTTTGACAAGTATCACAAAAAGCTACTGAACTTTGACAAGTATCACATAATTGACAAGTATCACATAATTCACAAACTTCACACGCTCCTACGTTAGTTTGACAGGAATAACAGTTTTGACATGTGTCACAAGATACACATCCACTTTGAGAAACATAGCACAATTGGCACGTATCACATTGTTCACATCCTATTTGAAAACTATAACAAAGCTGACAATCATAACAAGAAGAACAAGACGCCTCTTCGCTAACACACACTTGACAAGAATAACAAACATAGCAGAAGATTGCTCCTAATGTTTGTAGGTCATCCATTAAAACAACATGCGTCTCTTCAGATGAAAAATTTTTTTCTACTAATCTTACTCGATATATAGCACTATCAAACTTTCCTGACACATCAGGCGCTCTTTTTCGATTAACAAGAACTTTTCGTGTAGGATACAATAAAAATCCTTTTGTTCCAAATGAAGTATCAACTATTTTTATAGGTTGAGAACACATGTCTCGAATACCGCCTGCTAATACCTCTGCATCTGCTTTATTTTTTAAATATGTTTCTACAGATAACGTTTCCCTGACACCATATTTATATAAGACACCATAATTATTACGTTCAACAACTTTAAAACTTCCTGTTTTAGGATTCTTATCATATAAAACACGTACCTTATTCTTTACAAAAGAATCCTCAAAAGTAACTTTCCATGTCCGATAATCTGCATCATATAATACAACAGCATCAGAAGGCACAGTAGGTTCATAAGCCTCAAAAGCTAATTTACCGTCACGAGTTGGTGTAAAGAAAGCTACGATACTTCTTCCAATTGTTTGTAAAACTTCCCTAGAACTCTGGTCAACGTCTAAATATACACACAATTCAGACGTTCTTAATGAATTTGTTGTATTAAATGAATCTAAATCTAATTCGTCATCAACAAATTGTAAGTAAGTACGTAAAACATCTAAAACAATATCAGCCCCTTTAATAATTAAATCATCACTTCCATCCACAAATCCTTTAGCATCTACTTCTAAATAGTCTCCTGTAGAACTGTCAAAAGGAATTTTAAGTTCAAACTCTGCTTTATCTAAATCTACTATATAATCTACTCCTACAGTAAGAGTTTTCTTGTTTTTACGGATTCGTGTAATCTCTTTTATTCTACGAGATTCAGCAATCTTCCAACGATTCGTCCCAACTATATAAATAACTTCGTCCTCGGTTAACTCTCGTTTTAACGGTGAGGTTAACGTAAAAGTATTTCCACTCCAGGAAGAATACTCATATTTATCCTCAGGCATTCCTACCACAATCAACGTTCCACTTGCAGGTGTAGAAGCATCAATAGTTTCTTTTACTACTAAAGTTTGACTGCCTTCAGAATTTCCTGTATTCACAGTATATTCTAAATCTTTCTGAATACAAACAGGAACAATATTCTCCTTTACTCCATAAAACAAAGGAATTGGCATTCCTTCAAATTCATCAGCTAAACGAGGATAGTTATCTTTCCAGTAATGATTTATAGGAAGCTGTTCAAATGTGCCTACTCGAATGTCTTTTACTGAAAAATAAGCTCGTTCATCTGTAACATCAACATCAGAAATTCGCCCTACAAAAACAATTTGAAACTCGTCATAAAGATATTCAGGATTTGCTCCTCCAGCTTTAATAATAACACGAGAATTTAAAAAAAGATAATTTACCGCCCACTCATCAAAAATTTTGTTGGGATTTAAAAGTGAAAACGTTCCAAAATTAAATTTATAAATACCTTCCACAATATCATCAACTGAAAGCGATAATGTCGGAAAACTGTCAACAGCAACTAAAGGGATATAAAGGTGATTATTATATTCACACTTTCCTGTCGCAATATATTTCCAACAGTAATAAACTATAACAACATTTGTTGAAGAATTAGACAAATCATCATTATCAAAACAGTGGACATATAGTTTTTGATTATAAAAATCAAAATAATATGAACCCGCAGTAGCTTGAACTTCTGAAACAGACGATTTCGCTGTAAGTTCTTGTCCATTATCCGTAACAGCATTCACTTCAACTTCTGGACAAGAACAAGAGTATGTATTTGAACCTTCACTAGTCCAACTATCTCCAGTAGCTACATGTCGTTTTAAATTAAGTTCAACTAAATACCTAATATTAGGGTTAGGCAACTTAACTAATTGACTCCAAGTTGTAACAGCCATTATCGCAGTTCCTCCCAACTAAGGTCAACTTCAGTAAAATATGCGTCCACTCCTCGATACCTTAATCTTCTATCTAATAAAACATATGAAAGAGAATCTAGAATATTATCATCATCTTCCACTAAACCTATAGGTAAATGTCCTCCTACAGTATCATACAAAGACATTAAAAGATTGAAATCTGATTTTAACAACTCATAGGACACCGCTTTTGATTTTCGTAAATATTGCGTTGTAATAGAAACATATCCTTCTTTAGAATACTCTTTAGTTGACATATCTTCAATAGCTCCAGTATAACCATAATCATACAGTTTTGAAAGTCTAACATAATCTCCAAGTAACACAGCTCCTATTTCCGCATACCCATCAGGATTTTCCCAATCACGTACCACTATTCTATAAGACTCAGAACTAATAGAATCATAAAAAATAATTGCCTTTCCTTTTGAAGCGTCATAAAGAAAATTACCTATAGTTAACCAAGAACTTCCTGTCCAACGCTCAAATGAAAATATCTGATATGAAGAAGTTAAATTTAAACCGAATATAACACAGCATGTAGAAGAAATCGCTGACGACAAAGTAAATTTTGGCATAACATAAGTATGAATTCTCGGTGAATCTGCAACATAAGAAGACTGTCCTGTATCATCAGCAGAAACATCAAATCCAATCCTTCCTCCAATAGTTTGAGCTGAATTAGTTCCTGTCTTCCATAAAAGTGAAAATGTTCCTGATGCTGAAATAGTAAATTTATTCGTTGTGTCAGAATAACTTACTGTGTATGTTAAAGTGCCAGCACTATTTAAAGCATTTTGTATAGCTGTTGCTAATGTGTATGCATCAAAAGAACCAATTGAAACTACAGCAGTAAGTTCTCCGCTTCCTTCATTAAAATCTATTTTGTTAGTGTCAACATCTATATAAAAATGTCCCCAACCAGAACCTATTCCATATCTACTTCTATATGTGACAGAAGACCAAAAATCTCGGACATTTTCAATAGGATATTGAGGATGATAATCCCAACTAGGACTTGGTTCAATTGTAGCTTGTCTAACAACTTTATCATATATAAATCTATTCAATCCCATTAAAACACTCCTTCAGAAGACAGTTCAAAATCAGCGTAGTTTCCCCCTTTTCTTAAATAAGGCACAAGAGCCTTATAAACAGCATGTCCATCTATTACAATTGTAGCTTCTACCATTCCACCACTACTCTCTTGTCCAGAAGACCTTCTTCCTGTAAAAAACTCTCTTAATGCCACAGACAGGTTTCTAGGTAGTACTGCTTCTCCCTGGTGTATTGTCGCTATTCCTGTAGAAGGAACATACGGAGTTCCACTTTGGTAACTTCTTGCAGGAAGTTTTTTATAGATTTCTCGCAACTGTTCTTTAATATCAAGTATTCTGTCTTTAATAGTAGGTAAATTATTCATCTTATTATTAATCGCTTTTAATCTTTCCGCTGTATTTATTGCTGCTAACGCTTGTTTAGTTACTTGTTTTTTAAAATCACTCCAAGCTACTCCTAAATGCCTTGTTACATATGTTTTCATCCACGCAGGAACATTTAAACCAAATAAAGAAGCTGCTTGAACAAACTGAGCTACTACAGGAAGCAACATATTTATTTGATCTTGTGTCATCTTTGACATATTTTTTAAAGTCTTATTTAAATTTCCTTCTACACCTAAAACTGTTTTAGCAAATCGAGTAGCTGAGACCGCAAGATCATTAAACATTTGTTGATTTAAATATCCAATATTTCTAAACGATTTTAACATAGTCAAAGACGCATCAAGACCCTTAAACACCGCAGGTTTTACTTTCATCAAATTAATCATTCTAGCTAAAGGTTTAAGAAACTCAGGCACTTCTTTATTTAAATGTTGATAGCGTTCAATCAACGCCTGTAAAGGCTCTTTCAACATTTGTAAAGCTTCATAATAAGATTTTCCAGAAGCTACCATCGCATCAAACGAATATTTAGCCATACGAGAAAATCTATCTAATTCTTTTGTCATATTTTCTACACGACGAGTAAACTCTTCTTCTCCAAGCTTCTCCAATAACTTATCAAGGTCAACCATCTTAAAACTTTCTATAATATCTTTCAAAGCATCAGGAATCTTCTCAAGTTGTTTATTAACATATTCAACTACTTCAGGAACAACAACTCCCATCTCTCTTGTTCGTCGTATAAATTCAATTATTTCAGGAGTAGTTTCAAGACCTAATTTTTCTGCTCCTCTCAATAATTCATCAAAAGCTTTTCCAGCTCCTTCAAGTCCTTTCTCCCAGTCAACCATTCCTTTTGTCATTTCATCTAAAACTGTTAACAACAATTCACCATATCTTGTAATATTCTCCATATTAATTCCAGTCTCTCGCATCCAATCCGCTAACATCATTGCTTGTGCAGTTGCAGTTCCCCACTGTTTCTGTAACTCCAAAAACTTCTTAGCGGTTTCCTCTGAAATATTCCCTAAATCTGAAAGAGCTCTTCGCACTTGTGCTATATCACGAGCTAATTTTTCAGCTTCTTTCTCTTCTTTACTTTTCCCTTTAAACAACTTAGAAATAACTCCAATAACAGTTGTCCCTACAGCAACAATTATATCAAGAACAGAAGATATTTTCATTAATTTTTTAGTGAAATCACCAACATTAACAGCGTCTTGAGCTTCTTGATAAGCTTTTAAAGCCGAACTTGTAGCTCGAAATCCTTTTGCTAAAGTATCAACAACATTAATAACTGTTTGTATCACTCTCGAAGCAGTGTTTCCAAAA